TAGTTGCTACATTTAATTTACATACTTCTTTTGAACCTGCTTTAGCTTTTTTTATAGGTTATTCAGGAATGAGATTAATGCCTATGTTATTAGATAAAATAAAAAAAACACTAGATAAATTTTAGGATAAATTAATGTTTGGAATAACTTCATTTTCAGGTGCACCATTTAGTGATTTAGGTATACGCACACTTACAGGTGCAGCTAACATTAGTGGCACAGCAAATTTAACAGCAAGTGCTGTAGTTACATCAATTTTGTTTGGTACGGCTGCTATAAATGGAGTAGCAACAGTTAGTGTAGAAGCATCTAGCTCCACTGTTACAGGAAGTGCTAGTATTAGTGGGGTAGCAAACTTACAAGCAATAGGTGGCTTTATAGTAGATTCAACTGCTAGTATAAATGGTTTCGCTACTTTAACTGCTGATGCAAATACAATATTAGCTGGTAATGCTTCAATATCTGCAACAGCAACAGTAATAGCTGATGGACATATTCAAGGAAATAATTGGACAGTAGTTCCAGTAACTTTAAACACATGGAAAAGGATAGGATAATATGAGTCGTGATAAAATTTCAGAATGGTCACCAACAGCAGGTGCGAATACGGATGTAGGTGGAATTAATATTAATGAAGGCTGCCCGCCAGCAACCATTAACAATGCCATAAGAGAGATAATGTCTCAAGTAAAAGATTTTTCTACAGGTTATGATAATGATAATTTAGTGGTTGGGGGTAATCTTACAGTAGATGGCACAACTACTTTAACAGGAATCCCTACTGGACCAACAGCCGCAGCAGGAACAAACACAACTCAATTAGCTACTACAGCCTTTATAGAAACAAAAGTAGGTACTGTAGGCACAATGGCTGCTCAAAATTCTAATGCAGTTAATATTAGTGGGGGAGCTATTACTGGTACAACTATAAATTCTATTACTGTAGGAACAAACGCATCAGGAGCAAAAACTGTTTCTACATCTAATCCTACGGGTGGCTCTGATGGTGATATTTGGTACAAGGTAGATTAAATGACTATCTATGTAAATGATAGCGGTTTAAATAAAGAAGTAAAAGAAGTTCTTATTAAAGACAGTGGTGTTTGGAAACAAGCCACTGAAGTTTATGTAAAAGAATCTGGTGTTTGGGAGTTGGTTCATGGTGTTACTTATATTACTTTGTCAGGTGATTCTGATGGTTTAATAAAAAACTTTAATTTAGCTACTTATTTAAGCCTTTCTTTTCCTACTATTGCAGAAATAACTGTTTCTAGTGGAACGCATTTTGTATCTACAAATAATACAGTCCCTGCGTTTGATGTGGGTTCTCTTGTTATTGGTAGCTCTGTAAGACTTACTCTTCCTACAGATTCTAGCATTACTGGAAGAGGTGGTAATGGTGGACCAGGGTCTAATAGTGAAGGTGCTCAATCAGTAGCAGGTGATTTTGGTGGCACAGGACTATACACAAGATTTCCATTAACCTTAACTAACAACTCACTTATTGGTGGTGGTGGTGGTGGTGGAGGAGGGGGTGGAAGTCAAAGAACATACTATGCCGCTGGGTCTGGTGGTGGTGGAGCAGGTGGCTACCATGAAGCAGGTTCTTCAGGAAGCATATTATCTTCAAATGGGTCAACAACTTTAAGTCCAGGATTAAATGTAGCTATACCAGCAGGTGTTGGTGGAATTGGAGCTGGTCCAAGAGCAGAAAAGAACAATTCAGCAAGAGCTAGTGATGGGACTAGAACAACTGGTGGAGCTGGGTCTTGTGATGCTTTTGGCACAAGATGTGGTGGAGCTGGTGGAAATTTAGGTGTTAATGGTTCAGGAGGAGTTACAGCAGGTGGTGTGGCAGGTAATGCTATAGACGGAAATTCATACATTACTTATGTTACAACAGGAACAATATCAGGGGGTAAAGTAAACTAATGCCTACTAAACGAGTTCAATTTACAGACTGGAATCCAGACCAACCAGACAATGCAGGAAGTCTTAATGATGCAAAGAATGTGATACCTGTATCTATTGGTTATCAACCTTTTCCTAATGCAGAAGATTTTAGTGGAGCAGCATCAGAAAATATTAATTCTATTTTTGTAGCAAAATTTGATACAGAAGTTGTTTTGTTTGCAGGTGGTGCAACTAAACTTTTTAAATTTAATTCATCTACAGAAGCGTTAGAAGATAAATCTAAATCAGGTGGCTATACAAGTTCATTTCCTTGGGTCTTTACTCAATTTGGAAAAACAGTTCTTGCTGTAAATGGTACAGCTAAAATTCAATATTGGACTATAGGCACTTCAACTGCATTTGCAGATGTAGCAACATCTCCTACAGCAAAAAAAATTACAGTAGTAAGAGACTTTGTAGTAACAGGTAGTGTAGCTACAGGAGCGTTAGGTCGCTCTACAGTAAGGTGGTCAGATATTAATGATGAAACAGATTGGACAGCAGGAGCTACATCACAGTCAGATTTACAAGTAATTGCAGATGGGGGTAATGTTGTAGGATTAACTGGCGGTGAGTTTGGTTTAGTCTTTTTAGAAAAATCAATTTCAAGAATGTCATATGTAGGAAGTCCACTTTTCTTTCAATTTGATAATATATCAAGAGGATTAGGTTGTTTATCAGGTAACTCTATTTGCCAATACAATCAAGTTTCATTCTTTTTAAGTGATGATGGATTTTATAAATGTGATGGTAACCAAGTTCAAGCAATAGGCAATGAAAAAATAGACAGATGGTTTTTTTCAGATGTAGATTTAAGTTTATTAGGAAATATGACTTCATCTATAAACCCATCATTAAATATTGCTATATGGAATTATGCTAATGTTGGTGGTAGCAGAAGTATGCTAGTTTATAACTGGACATTAGATAAATGGTCAAGAGTTGAAACAACAGCAACTGTTTTAGGAAACATTGCAACATTAGGAACTACTTTAGAAGGTTTAGGTACTCTAGGTTACACTGATATAGATGTTATGCCAGCTAGTTTAGATGCAAGATTATGGGTGGGTGGTAAATTTTTATTTGCTGGTGCAAGAGACACTAAAATAATTAGTTTTACAGGTTCTACTTATAACAGTGAATTAGTAACTACTGATTTAGAAAATGGATATAACTCTGTAATTAATTTATTAAGACCACAAATAGACAATGGCAGTGCAGATGTATCAGTAGCAAGTCGGAAAGAATTAGATGATTCTATTATATTTGGACCAACAGTATCTACAACATCAGAAGGTAGAGCCAATGTAAGAACTGGTGGAAGATACCATAGGGTATCTGTTCAACCTACAGGTTCATGGGAAAACGCTATGGCAATAGATGTAGACTTTAAACCACAAGGCAATAGATAATGCCTAGAATGTATCGTACACTTCCTTATCAAGGTGGTGACCCTAGAGCTGTAGCAGAAGTAGTTAATAACGCTATGAATGGCAAAACAAATAACAGTGGCACTTTTACTTTAGCAACATCAGTAACACAAACTACAGTCAGTAATGAAAGAGCAGGTTTTGATTCAATCATCGTATTGTCATCAAGAACTGCAAATGCAGCAGCAGAATCAGACCATACATTTATTAAAACAAAAGCCAAAGGTAGCTTTGTTATAGAGCATAGAAATACATCTAATACTGATGTAACATATGATTATATCATTGTTGGATAAATTTTATGAAACTCTATGTAGTGCCTACGAATCAAGTGCAAAGATTTTGGTATCTTGCAGAACCTTTATTACAAAAAGCATTAGACAAAGGTAACAACGAATTTACAGCAGACCAACTAAAACTGCTAGTAACGCAAGGTCAGCAACAATTACTTTTAGTAATGAAAGAAGATAAGTGTTATGTAGCATTAACTGTTCAATGGATTAACTATCCTAACGACAGGGTTGCTTATATTACTTATATAGGTGGTAAGAATACTAAAGCAGGGTTTGGGCAGTTTAAACAGTGGGTCAAACATAATGGTGGAACAGCAATACAAGGGTCTACTAAATACGAGAGTATAGCTAGGTTATGGAATAGGCTATATGGTTACGAAAAAAAATATCAATTAATGGAGTTGAAACTAGAATGATTAAGTTAAAAATATGGTTATATAACTGGTTAGCAAAAGATTTAGGCAAACTAGGTAGAGAAGGAGATACTGAACTTGCTCATGTTAATACATGGGAAGCTAACCTTTTAAGAGCACATGGTGGTTCAGGGTCTATTAATCCTGTTACTGGATTGCGTGAATATAAAGGTGGTGGTGGTGGCGGTCAAACACAAACTACTACACAAAATATTGACCCTGCTATTTTGCCATACATAACCTATGGTTTAGATGAATCAAAAAATCTTTATCAAGATGAGTCTCCAGAATATTATCCTGATGCAACTTATGTTCCAGCATCAGGAGCAACAACAGAAGCATTAGGTTTAGCAGGTGATAGAGCAAGAGCTGGTAGTCCATTAGTACCAGCAGCTCAAACTCAAGCATTAAGCACAATACAAGGTGATAGATTATCAGCAGGAAATCCATACTTTGCATCTATGATGGCTAATGCAGCTAAACCAGTCGTATCAGAATTTAATACAGCTATTAGAGATATTGGAAGTAGAACGGCAGCATCAGGCAGATATGGTTCAGGTGCTATGGGTGAATTAGAGGGTACAGCAACAGAAAATTTAGCAAATGCTTTATCTTCAAGAGGTGCGGAATTAGCTTATCAAAACTATGCTAACGAAAGAGGTAGACAAGATGCAGCTATAGGAAATGCTGGAGCTATAGCAGGACAAGATTATAGTGACATACAACAGCTTATGAATGTAGGGCAACAACAAGAAGATTATTCAAGACAAGAGTTACAGTCTGATATTGGTAGATTTGAGTTTGAACAAAACAAACCTTACAGTAAGTTACAATCTTACTTATCAGCTGCTTATGGTGCTCCTACTCCTATGAACTCTACTACTAATAGTTCAGGCGGAGGAGGTAAATAATGGCAATGATACCTTACATGGCAGCAGGTTACGTTGCTGACAGAGCAATGGGTGGTAATGGAATGACAGGATTAGCTGTAGGTACTGGTGTAGGTGGATTAGGTACAGGTACTTTTGCAGGAGCATTAGGCTCTGGAGCAGCAGGTACAGCAGGAGCAGCAGGGTCTACTTCTATGATGAGTACTTTAGCAGCAGAAGGTGCATTAGCAGGAGCAGGAGCAGGTGTTGGAACAGGAGCAACGATGGGAGCTAGTTCTATAGCAAACCCTATGGCAGGAATGTCTCCTGTTGCAGAATTTGGAACAGTAAACCCTTTAACTACAGGTGGCTTTAGTGAAAGCATATCTCCATTTACACCATTAGGTGGTGCAGGTGTAGGAGGTAATGTAGGATTTTTAGGTCAACCTATATCTAATCAAGTTAGGAACTCTGCACTTACAGGTGAAAAAGGATTGCTTGGCTATGGTTTAGAAAATACTATGATTGGAGATGGATTTAATTCTCTGACAGGAACTATTAATGATGGCTATGAAAATATGTCGTTTATGGATAAAGTAGGTACAACTCAAATGGGTGGTAAAGTTATAGATGCAACTAACCAACCTCCACCACAATTACAAGTTCGTGACCCACAACTAAAACCTTCTAAAGAAGTTACAGTTGGCTCTCCTGTACAAATAACAATGTCAGAACCAAACACAACTTTTGTAGACCCAAGAAAATTATACGAGGAAAGATATGGCTACGCTTAATTTAGATGAAATATTAAACTATATAAATCCAGAACCTAAATATGCAGGAAAATTAGAAGATTTAGGATTGCTTGGAGAAGATGATTTAAAAGATGCTAGAAAACAATCTATATTTCAAGGACTATTAGGTGCTGGGTTAGGCTACCTAGCTCAACCAAAGAATCAAGGGTATGGTTCAATAGCTCCTTATTTAGCAAAAGCTGGTATGCAAGGATTACAGGCTAGTAAAGCTCCTTATGAACAATTAACACAAGATGCTTTGATGAATCAAAAATTAAAAGAAGTTAAAAAACAAAATGATATAGAAGATATTTTATCAAAAGGATTATATACAGAAACAACAACTGGTGGGCAAGAAAGACCATATAAACCTATTACAAAGCAAGTAATGTCTCCTACTGGTTTAATAGATGAAAAAGTTGCTCCAGATTTTACTCCAATAAAAACAGAACCAGAAAAAACTGAATATGATTTTAATTTAGGCTCTATACAAGAGTTAGTTAAAAAAGGTGCTATTCCAGAAGCTACAGCACTTATGAATTTAGAAAAAGCTAGGACAGCTATGTTAAAATCTGTAGGTAGAGGAATGATGTTATCAGATGCACAAGCAGCATCTATTGGATTACAAACAAATAGAAAACAAAAGTATTTTATGAATGATAAAGGTAAACCTGAATTAATAGCAGGTCAAATAATTCCTTTTGATCAAATTAATAAATCAAAATACGATAGAGTATCTGATAGTAGAGGAACATTTTATATACCTAAAGACCCTACTAGTGGTCTTAAAACTTTAAAAGATATTGGTGATGGTAAATATACAGAGAGTGTATATCAGAAACCTAAATCTGGATTCATTGCTACAAAAAATCAGCTTGAACCAATTGCACTAGGAATACAAGGAAAATATGATTTAAGTCCTAGTCAAAGTTATATAGTTTCAAATAAAGTTTTAAGCATTGCACAAGCATGGAAAAAGAAAAATCCAGATTCTCCAGTAACTATTAATGATAAAGCAACTTCTTTAGTTACAGAACTTTATGATGTTAATGACCCTGAATGGTGGCTAAAATTTATGGATAGTTCAGCAGAAATTAAACCACAATTTGCAATTGGAAGCGTAATAGAAGATTCAAAAGGTAATAGAGCTAGAATTACAGGGTACAATCCTGACACTCAACAACCTGTATATGAAATAATAAAAGGAACTAATTAAACAATGCCTTTTGATATTAGCACAGCTAAAATTGTAGAAGAACCAGAAGAATTTAATAACTTTGACATTACTACTGCTAAAGTTGTAGAAGATTTAAGTAGCGATAAAAATGTTTTTGATATTAATACTGCTAAAGTTGTAGAAGATACAAAAGGAAATTCTTTGGATGTTGGTTTAGCAGGTAATTTAAAACCAAATAAAGATAACGCATTAGAGTCTTTTGGTTATGGGTTTGAAAAAGGTGGTAGTGATGTAACTTTTATTAAACAAATGGTAGATGCTGCATTTCCTAAACTTCCCTATACCAAGCGTAACATAGGTGGTAAAGATGTTTATATGTCTAATGGGTTTAATATAGGTTCAGTTACTAATGAAGAAGCAGAAGAAGCTAATAGAAAGGCTCAAGAAATTATTGATCTTGAAACTTATGATGAAAGAAGAAACAAAATTCAAGAAAATAAAATTAATCGTGTAGAAGAAAAGTATAAAAATTTAACTCCAGAACAAAAAAATAGTGGTGCTGCTTTAGCAGGAAACATTACAAAAACTGTTACTAGTCCAACTACTTTATTACCAATAGGGCAAATAAAACTTGGTGCACCTATTGTAAAAGAAATTGCTAAATTTGCTGGAGTGTCTAGTTTATGGGGAGCAGAGTATTCTGTATTGCAACAAGCTGCTGAAACTGGTGATATAGATGCAACACAAGTATTAAAAGACTCTGCTATAGCAGGTGCAACAGGTGGTGCGTTTAGAGGAACTGCTGTTCCTATTGTTTCTAAAGCATATAACCTTATTAAGCCTACAAAAACTTCAGGTAGAAATCCTATTACTACAGCTAACAATACTTTAGATGAAATAGAGTATGAGACTGCTAGGTTAATAGAAGCTAATGCTCCTAAAGAACAAATACCATCTATAGTTAAAACAAAATTAAAATTAACAGACGATCAGTTTAATAATATATTAAAAACATCAGATAAGAAGATGTCAATAAATTTAGATAACCCTAATCCTAAAATAGTTAAAGATATACTAGCTAAAAAAGAAAATGTAAATCAAATATCTTTTGAAAATGGTAATAAGTTTACACAATTTACTAAAGAAGTTTTACAGCCAATACATAGTAGATTGCTAACTGTTGCTCCTAAATTAGCAGCAAGATTAAGAACTTTTGAAAGCATGATTCACAAAAAAGGTTCTCAATATATAAATAGAGTCAAGCCTTTTATTAAAGGAATTAAAACAGGTAAATTAAATATTGGTGGTGGATTTTTTAAATTAACTAAAAATGAAAGAGTTAAGGTTACTAAATCATTAATGAATCGTGATTACGATACAGCAGAAAAAATATTAAATAAATATTCCAGAAGTAAAGGAACATTAAATGAAGTTAGAAAAGTATTAGATGATGTATTTTCAAGTTTACAAAATGCAGGTGTTAAAGGTGTTAAGTATATGGAACATTATTTTCCTAGACGAGTTATTGATACCAAACAATTAAGAAAGGAAATAAGAAAAGTAGATGTTGAAGAATCAAATAGACTATCAACTGAATTAAGAAATGCTAGACTTGAAAAAAATAGAGCATTAACTATAGATGAAGAAGAAGCTATTATAAGAAATAGATTAGAAGCTGTTATGAACACAAGACCAAATGCTAAACTTGGCAATATGCAAAACAGGCAAATAGAAGAATTGTATGATAACTTGCTAAAATATTATGATGAACCTGAAAACGCTTTACTTGAGTATATTCAAGGTGCAGTTAATGTTATTGAAAGAAAAAATTTCTTTGGTAAATCATCAGTAGCAGATGATTTGTTATCTTTTAATAGTGATAAATCTATTGCCAAATTAATTAATGATGAGTTAGGTGATTTTTCTGATGATGCACTAGATGAAATTGAAACAGTATTAACTGCTAGATTTTCTCCACAATTTGCAGACAAACCAGCAGGACACGCAGTTCAAGTAGCTAAAAATTTAATATACGCATCTCATCTTGGTAACCCATACAATGCTTTAACACAACTAGGTGATTTAGGGATTAGTGCTTACACTGAAGGTATATTAAATATTCCTAACGGCATTATAAGATCTATTTTTAAAGGTGGAATAGATGTTAGGGACTTGGGTGTAGAAAACTTTGCTGCTGAACTTGGCACACAAAAAGGTTGGACTAGAGCATTAGTAGATTTATCTTTTAAAACTGGTTTTGCAAAAATAGATAGGTTTGGTAAAAATGTTTTAATTAATTCTGCATTTCAAAAAGTATTTAAACAAGTAACTGCTACAGGTAAAAAGTTAGAAAAAAATCTAGCTCAACTTCGTAAAGAATATGGTAATACATTTGGTGACGATATGGATAACTTTATTAATGCCGTAAGAAATAAAGATTTTCAAGATCCAAATGTTCAGCTATATTTATTTAATAGATTAGCAGATGCTCAACCTATTACCATGTCTGAACTACCTGCTTCTTATTTAAGAAATCCAAATGGAAGATTACTTTATACATTAAAATCTTATAGCATTAAACAATTAGACATTATGAGAAAAGATATATGGAGAAATGTTGCTGATGGGATTAAAGAAAAAAATATTAAAAAAGTTGGCGAAGGTGTAAAAAATGCAATGGCTTATACAGTATTAGTTACTGGAGGGAATACTGCTGTTAAAGAAGTTAAAGACTTTACTTTAGGTAAAACAATTGACATGGATAAACTTTCAGATGATTTTGGTAATAATATATTGCAACAGTTTTTCTTATCAAGATATGCTATTGACAGAAATTTAAGTAAGGGTGATTTTATTACTCCATTAACAGATGCAATACTTCCTCCTTATGATTGGGCAAAATATGCAGGAAAAGATATATTTCATGTATTAGGTGTAGATGAATTTTTTAATCCATTAGATCCATTTCAATCACTTAACAATCCATACAAATATAAATCATTACAGTATTTGCCTTTTGTAGGTAAGCTACCATACTGGTATTGGATGGGTGGTAAAGAAGATTATGAGGAAAAAGAAATGAAAAAAGCATGGAGTATGCAATAATGCCTGATATTAACCCAGAAGAATTTGGAAGAATGAAAGAGCAGATAGAGCATCTACAAAAAAGCCAAGATGAACTTGCTAAAGACATGAAGGCAATGCTTGCTCTAGCAAACCAAAGTAAAGGTGGGTTCTGGGCAGGTATGGCTATTGCTGCTTTTGTATCTTCACTAGTCACTATATTTATAAAACAATGGATAAGTTAAAACACAAACTTAAACCTATTTTTATTGTATTAAGTCTATTAGCTGTATTACCTGTTACACCAGTAGCACTTTGTTTATTATATGGATGGGTTGAATAATGTTACAAGTACTGTTACCACTAATTACAAATGTCATAGATAGAGTTGTTCCTGACAAGAATGCTAACGCTAAAGCAAAAAGAGAAATAGAAAAGTCTCTTGTTGAAAATGCTAATGAATTACTATTAGCACAAACAGAAATTAATAAAGTAGAAGCTGGACACAGGTCATTGTTTGTTGCTGGATGGCGACCCATGATAGGTTGGTCATGTGCCTTTGGTGTATTTTGGCTTTTTGTAGGGCATCCTTTTGCAGTTTACCTAGATGGACTAGATGGTGTAACAACTCCTATCCCTACTATTGACAATGAAATTTTATTAGAATTAACTTTTGCTTTACTCGGAATGTCTGGACTTCGTACTTTTGAAAAACTAAAAGGTATAGCTACATGATAAAGGCATCACCTCATTTTACTATAGATGAATTAACCTTTAGCGAGACTGCTACAAGAAAGGATATAGACAACACACCATCTGATGAGGTGTTAGATAACCTATACATAACAGCAATGGAGATGGAAAATGTTAGAGAACTATTGGATAATAACCCTATACTTATTAGCAGTGGCTATCGTAGTCTGGAGCTTAATACATTACTCGGCAGTAAGCCAACTTCGGCACACACTAGAGGACTGGCTTGCGACTTTACTTGCCCAAAGTATGGTGACCCTCATGACATTGTGGATGCTATTTTTAGGTCTGATATTCTTTATGACCAGATTATTCTGGAATTTGATAAATGGGTTCATATCGCTTTTCCAGCGGATGGAGAAAGTGCTAGGAAAAAAGCGTTAATCATTAATAAAAAAGGAACAATGATTTATTCACAATAATGGATATACAACTTATAGCGTTGCATATGATGGACAAAACGATAGATGATGTTGATATTGTTTTTGGTGAAAATACAATGACTATATTTTTAGATGATGGCTCTAGTATTGAAATGATTGTAGACTCTATACATCTTAATCCTACCCAATATGATGCTTAAATACTTTGTTTTGGCTTTGTCAGAAGCTCGTGGTGAGCTTTAAATAAATTGGTTAAGGGGTAGCCCTACCTGTTTTAAATCTTTTATATTATTAATAGGGTTTAATAATCTATTTTCTATTTCATATAAATCTGATTTAGTTTTAAATGTTGTTCCATCGTATCTATATCTTATATCCCCCTCTTTATATAGCTTTGCTTTTTTCTTAAAGTTTTCTTTATCTATCCACCCACACAATGTAAGTTCATAATTGTGTTTATGATAGCTACAAAATAAATAAATATCTGAATTATTTTTTAATTGCATTGCTACTAAATTATTAACATAATTTAATTGTGGATATACAGTTCTTCCCATCGTTTTAATGTCAATATTTTTATTATTCAATTGAATATCAAACCCACCATCATATCCTTCAGAGTTCATAAAAGGTAAATCAAGAGCATTGCATACTGTATTCTCTCCTAATATTCCTACTAACTGCTCCTCTTGATTGCCATCAGCATGACCTCGCTTCCCTAAATTAGTTTCTTGATTATGTTTGATTGACTTTGAAACAATGTCTTTATTTAATTTTAAGTTAAGCATATATTCTTCTCCCTACAATAGTTAATAAGTTATCTATTGCTAATCCTAAATCTCTTTCATAATACATAGGCTTCTTACCACCAAGAAACCGATAGTTAATAGCAGTCTTTTGTGGTTTAGATAGCCCATCTATAACTGCATCAACAATCTTAATGTTTTCCATATCAGATTTAGATACCATATCCTCAAACACTTCTGAAGTAGACTCACCTCCCGTTGAGAAGTAAGATGTTTTGCTAGGGTAACCAAGCCTGTGACTATCTTGCTTCATCCACCTTGCCCAATCATTTAGTATGTCCATGAGCCTAGCTATCCTCATTTCTTACTTAATCCACCCAGTATTGTTCCCCAGTTACTTGCTCTCCTTGTTTGTTGTGGTGTCATAGCTTCTGGCATTGCAAATCCATAATCCTTACTTAATCTATCTAATGCTCCTGCATGAACCCCTGCATAATCTGCTATTCTTTTTCTACTAGCATCAGGATTTTTTTCTATAAACTCTTTAGCTCTTATTGCAAATTCTAAATATCTTTCGGCTGTGTATTTACTCATGATATATCTACCTCCCTACATACCCATTTGTTATTCTTCTTATGCCACCCTTGAACAAGTAGCACCCAATTTGCATCTCTTAAATGTTTAATAGCATCACTATCTTCCATCTTCTTTAGCCTAGCAGAAACATTACTATAACTCGTGACTTGGATTCCAACTGTGTTGCCTTTAATATCTATTGCTAGTAAATCTATTATCCCAAATAAGTCTTGTCGTATCTTGGCAAATGCGTTCCACCTTTCTACAATAGCAACTAAAGGGTAATCACCACTATCCCGTAGCTTCTTCAGAGTTCTTTGTGTTGGTGATATAGCCATTAATCATTGCCTTTTATAATGTTTCCATAGCCATCATCATTACCATCATCTTCAGGAGATATTTTTTTCTTCCTAATTTTCATATGGTCTGTTTCATTAGGATGCCCACTAAATATTCTATCCCAAACATCTTGTAACTCTTTGTCTGTTATGTCTTGTTTTCTTCTGCCGCTACCTTTACTCATTACAGTCTCTCCTTGCTTTACAAGCCTTATGTTTATCATAATATCTAATGCTATTGGTTTTCATGTCTATGTTTTTAATTTGTATATCTTTTGGTAATGCAATATATTCTTTTGGCAAACATCTATATGCCATATCAACTTCATATGGGTCTGGATAATGTAGGCTTACATACAAGACCGCTTCTTGACAGCTATTGAACGACCCCACATACTCCCAATCTTGCAAAGGGTCTGGTGCTAAATTAATTACCATTACAAATGCAAACTCAATCATGATTTACTCCTTAAAGTTTCCTTTAGTTATAATCTTTCCTGTTAGTTCGTGTGCAATATTAAAATCTTTTTTGTTGTATGTCATTACATACTTATATCCATCATATATAAACTGATGTTCTTTCCATTCATCTTTATTCTTTTTTAATGCTTCCTTTCCCTTTGCCATCTCTTTCACTCCAATATACATTTAGTATTGTTTCACATTGTGGGCAACTATACTGACTCCATATTAAATATTGACTATCCATGTCATCATCATTATCCCAATCATTTCCCCATATCATTTCTACATCTTTACATTTAGGACAATTAATCATTTCTTCTCCTTACAAAATCCTGATGAATTAAACTCTCCTATCTCTACACTAACGCTGCACCACCACTTGCCATCAGAATATATCTTGGCTGGTTTTTTACAAACATTACAAATAGGATTATTTATTTTTATCGTTTTTGCAGGTGCCATGATGTTCCTTTAAATCAAACATATTGAAAGAGCAGTACCACTTTTTATCACTGTCCATAAACATAGCATCACGACCACAACTATGGCAAACAAATTTTTCTCCGTAGATATAAACTTCTTGCTTGCTAGTCTTCATCATGCAATTCATCAAATTGTTGGTCAAGCATTATTTCATTCATTGTTTTTAATTTTTCTTCATCACCATCAACATGAGCAATTAAATGCTTTACATACCACTCTATTTTTTTAAGGTCATTTACTCCATCTTTCTTTTTCCATCGCCATAGGTACTTCATAATATTTCCTGTATCAGTCGCTTCTACTCCAACTAAACCTTCTACTGTTGCTTCAAGACAATCAATACATTCTAAACCTTTTGACGATTTATAATGTTCTGGGTTTATTTTGTCATTCATTTATCCACTCCTCTCTTTGTATTAATATTGCTTCCGCTACTTTCCATGAGTCTTCTGCTACCATTTTTGGAAAATGGTGACTATCAACATCATATCTGTTGGCTAAAGCTACAGCAATTTGTGTAGCTATATGTGTCATTTTATCAACAACTTCAGGATTGGTATTATCCCACACATCAAACTTATCTTCTTCATCCCATCTTTTAAAGCTTGATAATGAAACAATATCTTTGTAATGTGCTGGGTTTATTTTGTCACTCATTCTAACTCCTTATAATAATTAGTGATAAAGATAAGGGGAGTTTCCTCCCCTATCTCTCCCCCCTAGTTAATAGCATATAGAACCTTGTCCTGTTGGCTGACAAACTGTTAATTCATCACTGCCATAAACAAATGTTGGCTCATCACTTGAGACTTGTGTTTCTACTTGAACATCTCCTGAACTATCAATAAATAGATAAGAGGGTTCTGATGATTCAATAATAGTTAATGAACCATCGCTCTCCCACACACTATCTGCTAGAACAGGTAAGTTAAACATCATTCCTAGCAATAAGTATTTCATGCTAGAAAGGAACATCTGAAGCTATTTCGTCAAAACTTTTAGGTGCTACTGTTTCTTTAGGTGCGTTACTATTATCAGGCACATATGGTTCTTGCATTTTTCCACTCATATATGTTGCCCCTGCTTTAGATTCTCTTACCCATGCACTCAAGGACATTTCCTTACCGCCTTCTAAAGTAATTGTCCCTGTGTAATCAGGTTGTGAATCTTTAGTTTTGTTATTTTTAAATAACGCAAACTTGTTAGTGTTATCATATTGTTCAGCCATGTTGATTCTCCTTTATGGTTTTAATTTTATATTCTACTTCTTGCACGAATGTGCTTACTTCTTCTTCCAAACGAGCTATCAGCTCATTATCTCTTGGCACTCTCTTGATGAATAATTTTAGGTCATCAGGAAAATCTGGGTGGTAAGATACAAAGTCACACCACTTAATATGTTCTCCCACACAAGCCATTTGCCACATCATCTGGTGCATATATCTCTTATGTATCTCTCCTGTTTCTAATGTTGTGGTATGTGTCATAGGTTGTGGGCATTTAATTTCTATTAACCCATCATCTCCTACCAATCCATCAGGACTAGCACCACACATATCTATGCTAGGGTGATCTATCATGCCAACATCTCTTACATCAGTGCCTACTAGCAACTTCCTATGATTAGCATAACAAGTCTTGGCTTCATCTTCATACTCTACACCATGAGCCATAGCGTTATTCATAAATATAGGTACAACTTTACCTGTTAATCTTTCTGTCACTAACTGCATACGATACTTTGTTTTATAGGTAGACTCTCCTGCTTTAGTCTTAATCATAATGTCATGTATCTTACTAGCAGTGACCTTACCTA